TAGAGATGATTTATCATTATCCTTTTCAAAAATCATTTGTTTTTGGTTAGTTGGAATTTTATTTAACATCTCTTCTTGTGATTTTGACAAACTTTTTGCTTCTAGAGCTAATGGTGAGTTACCATTATATTTAGGTTTTATTGAATCTGATGAATCATTATCTTTTCTTACACCTACTCTGCCCAGTCTATCTTTTCCAAAAGCATTATCTTGTTTACCTATATTAGATGCTTTTTCTTTAGGTCTACCTAGAGTCTTTTTTTCATTATATCCATCAGGAACATTATCTGGATTAGATTCCATTCTACCTTTACCATATAATGATGCTAAATCATGTGGTGTTCCATATGATTGACCTGTTGTAGCTGGATCATTTCCTTCATTTTCTATTTGAGTTACCCTAAATCCACGTTTAGCATCTTGTCTAACTAATTCTCTATACTCATCATATTCATCAGAACTGAAGTGGAATATGTTTTCATATATCCAATCTGTTGGGATAATTTTACTATCAATCATAGTTTGTGCTAATGCCATTTTTTCAGTCATTAAAGCAATTCTTTCTTGATCATATATAATTGATGGAGTTGTTAATGATAGAGTAAAATTAGTTAAATTTTCATCTCTATATCCTTGGGCATATAAATGTATTAGTGCTATATTGCTAAGTTCAGAAACCATTATTCTTTGAATACGTTCAATTGTACGAGCAAATCTAATATCCTCAGCAGCTAATGTAGCTTTACCTTGTAAATCCTTCTCATATCCTAAAAAGGCTTTAGGTACCTTTAAAGCAGCAAATAATTTATCTCTTAAATACTCAACATCTTGAATACCATCATATTGTAAACCTCCTAAAGTATCAATTTTAGTTGAAGTATCATTTCCTCTAGTTGGAATATAAAAATCTTCAAGCATATTTTGCATATTATACTTTAAATTATATTCACCAGTATCTTGATCAATATGTGGTGTTCGTTTCATTTTAGATATTGTCTTCTGCATAAAGTTTTCTACTTCAGCAGGAGCAATGTTACCTACATTTACATAAAATACACGTTTTTCAGGAGCACGAACAATTCTATGAATTAACATAGCATCCTCCATTAATGTGTATTGTTTAAATAATTTACGAGCAGGCTCAATATATGATCTACCATAAGGAAGAAAATTAGTGTCTGTTAATAATCTAAAATGTGACATTTCATAATTATCAAAAAATATAGCATTTCCACTATCTCCTGTACCTGGTGTGTTGTAGTATCCATAACTAGCAGGTGATACTCCTTCAGGAGAAAATCTAAATCTAATTGAGGATGGATTATCTTTATCAAATCCTTCTTGTCTTTCAATGTGATAAGCAGTATAAGGTATAACATTATATACTCCAAATTTTTCAGCTATTTCTAATTTTAAAAAGAAATCACCATACTTACACATATTTCTAACCCAAGGCCATAAATTAAATTCTATATTTAAAACATCATAAAATAAATTATAAAGTATTTTTTGAATATCTTCATCACTACTTCTAATTTGTAGCACCTCACCCATATCATTTTTTAGAGTAGACTCATCAGCTATAATATCTAAAGCTGAGGCTATAATAGCATCTGTATCCATAGCATCATACTCAGAGTAGAGTTGAGGTCTTAATGTTTGGTAGTTAATTGAGTTTTGTTGACCATACATTGATGTTGCAGAGTTAGTATAAATTCTATTGAATCTATCTACTAAGGAGTTAGTTTGTATATCTCCAGATTGTTGGATTTTATTAATATCCATTACCCGNAGTTGGTTTCCACCAGCATTACGAATAACTACATCTGTTGAAAATAATCTTTTTAATCTTGGAAATAATCCTTTNTCTGCCATTTTTTAAATTTTAATTAGAGAAGCCATCTAATNTCNTCTTCTCCTTTTGAGTATGGGTTATCCATTTTCCAGGGATTATCTACAGAATTAGCAGAATAACCACCTANNTATTTTTGTTGTGATGTTGAGGTATTATTTAACATACTTTTAGTTAAATCTATACCATTTTTATTATATTTAAAAGCTGTATCTCTAACATATTGGCCAATACTAAAAGATAAAACTAAATCATCATTATATCCTTGTTGAGCTTCAGCTTTACCATGTTTCCAAACAAATACTTTCATTTCTGAAATTAGTCTACTTGAACGAATAACTACTCCTTTATCAGCTATAGCTTCTTGGAATTTATTTATACAAATAGGTCTTGTTCTTGATGACATTGTAAAACCTGGTGTCATTTTTGATGTATCTATATANTCATTAAAATATGAGTCTGAAGTTACATTTCCNCCTTTTGGTGAGTAGTATAAATTTTGATANCCTCTGTCTATAACAGTTTGTATTGTATTCCATCCTATACTAGCATTTTCAATAACTAATAAAGCATTATTATACTCTGTAGCTATACCAACTAATAAATGACCAAATTCTTTAGTATCAATTTTACCCATATATTCACCAACCTGGGTATTATTTTCTACATCTAATATATGAAATGCAGAAAAATCCTTTCCATCCCCTCTAGCAACATCAGCTACTATAGTATAAGTTCTAGAATAATCAGCAGGTTCCCATATCCATAAATTTCTATCAGCACCTCTTTTTTCTAATGGTTCTGAAACATAGGTTTGTTTATAAAATTCTACAAATTCATTATAAAATACTACATCACCAGATGTACTAAAATCACAATCACACTCTTGGGCTGCTAATCTAGGATCACCTAATAAAATATCTTGTCTATCTCTCCATTCTTGATTTCTTTCTGGATGGACATACCATGGAAGTTTTATAGGAAGAAAATCATTACTATCATCTAATCCACTTTCAGCTGATTCCCACATTTGATGAAACCAATTTCCAGTACCATAAGGTGTAGATAAAATAATAGCACCACCACCAGTAGCTAAGGTTTGTTGTGCTGAACCCCATGTTTCTTTAATGTTATCTATAAAAGCTGCCTCATCAATAATTAATAATGAAACTGCTTCTGAACGTGCAGCATCACTATTAGAAGATTTAGCTTGTATTTTTGATCCATTTTTAAGTCTTAAAGATAATTTATTATTTTCTACAGATTCTACCTTTAACCATGAGGGTAAATTTTCAAACATAAATTGGACCTTAGATACTAAGTTACGAGCAGTTGCTTGAGTAGTTGCTAAAGCTAATACATTTTTATTTTCTTGGAATACCATTAACCATAAGGCATAACCAGCACTTAGTGTTGATAAACCTAATTGTCTTGATTTAAGGACTATACTGTAAGGATTTTCTTCAAATAAGGTTAATACTTTTTCTTGAAATGAATATAAACTAAATTGAATTTTACCTCTTTGTGGATGTTGAATATAACAATATTTTTTCATAAAATACACTGGATCTTGAGCGCATTTTACAAATTCCTCTCGGATAATATGTTTTATATCTTTTTGCATTTATTTTCCTAACTTCCAATACATTTTTCCTGAGAATATCACATTAAAGTCTTGATTTAATCCTAAACCTACTCCAATACCTATCTTTTTTCTACCTGTATATAAAATTTCTCCACTAACATTAGTTAATTGAGAAGTAGTTCCACCAGCTCCAATTCCTAAATAAAATTTTCTTTTTCTTACAATTGAATCTCTAGTTATAATTGTTGTTGGTATTAAAAGATCATATTCTATACTTCTGCTTTTTATTTTATTTTGTGTTATTGTATCTTTAATTCTAATAGTAATACTATCATTATATAATGTATCAAAATAACTGTAAGAAGCAAAGTAGTCCTTTAAAATCTCTAAGGTATCTATATTTTTATAAATAAAAGTATCTTTATACTCTGTTCTTACTTTCCATTCAGGAATATAAACAGGTATTTCTTTAGTAACAGTATCCCATTTAGTTTCTACTCTTACAACTACTGGTGCTTCACCTTCTGGCTGATTTTTCCATTTTTTCCAAGGCATTTGGAATGGATTTGAAGAACAATAGCTAAGGAGTAGGATTACTAGTATTAAGAGTGTAATTAATACGGTTTTTATATTTCCAAAAAAGTTTTTCAAATTATGTTATTTTTTTAACTTTATCAGCTATATCAATCTTGATCTTAGCAAATTCAGTATTATAAGCTTCTCTATCTAGGACTTTATTAGATTTATCTAATATTCCTTTCTTTTGAAGATCTTTTAAAGCTGCTTTAAGCATTTTTTTTCTTTCTTGGTCTTGTAATTTTGACAAACCTTCATCTCCAAGTCCTGAAGCCGCTAAATCTCTTAGTTCTTTGTTTGTTGGACCTCCATCTTCAGGATCAACATAATATTTTTTCTCTAATTTAGATACTGTTGATCTTTTTTTACTTTTAGGAGTAGTAGTTTTTCCACTTTTATCTTTCTTTTCTTTTTTAGGCTTGTTAGGATCAGCTTTTGGACCTCTTTTAACTTTTTCAGCTTCAATAAAATCAGCTAAGTCTTTTTCAAGTACTCCTCTAGATTTAGGATTGTTATAAGAAGCAACATCCTTACCTGTTTCCTTAGAAAGTTCTTTATAATCAATTTCTCCTTTCTTTTCTAAAGTATCTAAAGTATTGTATAGAGCTGTTCCTTCTTTATATTTTTCTTTTTCTTTTTTAAGAGCAGCTTTAGCTTCAGCTTTATCACC